TCATACCGCCGGCTGATTCTATTTCTGCTTCTCTTAAGTGGGCTTCTCCCCGAGCTTGGGCTTTAGCTACCGTGTCTATATTCTTGTCCTCAAGCTGCCTCAGCCGGTCATAGAGCCTCTCTATTTCCTCCCAGACAAAAGAGTTCACCACTATCGATTCCTCACCTACCGGGTCATAGCCTTCAACCTGAACTCGGTTGATAGCCTGGGCTCCCTTTCTATACCTGCCCTCGAATATCGGATGGGCTGAGCCATAGGGATAGACCGAACTATCCGTATCCAGTGGATTTATGATATAGCCTTTGTTACCCTCAATAAGCAGCACATCAGGGATAAAGGATAACAGCTTGCTGAGAACTGTTACTCCTTGGTTATTGGGATTGATGGCGAAATCAGGGTAAAAGCTGGTTATGACTGACGATTGAGATTCAACCTCAAGCTTTAAGCCCACCCGGGAAAGGACAAACTCGAGGATTTGCTTGACATTCATCTGGTTGGAGTCCTTATTCCATCGGAATTGATGCCTGGCTCTCCAGGCGTCAATCAGCCCCCAACCATCTGAGGCATATAGCACCAGGCTGGCTTTACCGGCAGAACTGGTATGCTCATAGGCATCAAGAATGAAGGTTTGTCCTGAGCTGACCTCATTACCAGCCGTGGTCAGATAGCCAGGACTGAACTCAAGCTGACAACCAATGTTCAAGGTTTGTAAGTCCCCTTGCCCAGGTGAAGCATACTGTCCCTCATCATTTCTTAGCTCAACTATCAGGCTGCCCGATTTTTCACCAGTCTCTTGTTTAAGGGATAGCACATCGGCAGTCAAGTTGATGGTCTGCTCTGCTTTACTGGCTCGCCATACTCCGCTTGGGTTTGACAGCCAGCAGTAGTCACCATGGTGAGCTATGGCCAGACCGTATTCTGAAGACAGGTTAAATGGCACTGGCTCATGCCATAGATTATCGGTGAACTTAGTGTCAGGAATGGAGTAAGACCAGAAAGGGCGATTATAGGATTCAGTACCGGTAAACTTCTCCACATAGAAGGCCCGATAAACATCCGGCTTATCCAGAAAGGCTCTATGGTATTCAAAGTCACCATCTGATGGGGCAACAGCAATTTCCTTTAGCGCCGACCAGGTGCCGACGGCAACCTCACCACCAGCACCATAGACCAGTGACCATAGCTTATAGTTGTCGTCAGTATCTTTGCCGGTGACAACGAGGTTCCAATCGCCATCATAGACGGTAGCCACACCGGATAAATCACCAGTTGACTTATCCCAGGCAATACTGCTACCCCAGTTGCCATTTATCCGCTTCATGACGTATAAGGTAGCCTGATCGGCAAAGAAAAGAGCAATATCTCCGTTAGGCTTATAAGCGGCGGTGATGCCGTAGATAGCAGTAGTTGGAGTATAGCCGAGAAGCTGAGGACTACCCCAGTTGACGCCGTAGTCGGTGCTCTTTAGCTGATAAATCTTGCGGTCACTCTTAATCCAGAAGATAGACACCTCAGCCCCCAGTGAAGCCGTCGCCACAATAACGGCATTATACTGGCTGGTGTAGGTCCACTGGCTGAAGTTGGATTCCGGACCCGGATTAGCCACCCTCTGCCAATATAGCTTCCTGGAATCAGACGGGAGTGTTACCCTGACCCTGATGAGCGAGCCATCGCCGGGCATGGTCACGGCGTGGAAGTAGTCGTCTTCAGAGCCAGAATAGAGACGTGACCAGTCGTATCTGACTACGCCGGCAATCTTGTTTTTGACCTCGAGCTTAACATAGGGGGTTCTCGTCGCCTCTTTCTGTGTAGCTAGCAGTGTTGAGCTAAGTTGTCTCATTTAGCCTCCCTTACCCAATATGTTGTTTTTGAGCTATATTTGCACCATAATATAGTTATCAGTTTATTATCTTAGTTAGGTGATTTACTTCAATGAGAGACCGTATAGTATGGCTTGTCAACATAGTATTTTCCCTACTCACTGGTTCTGCGCTCCTATATTTTTACTTTAGCTCAGACGAATTGATCGCTAAGGTATTACTCTACTTGGCATCAATATTTCTCATCACTGGTGGAATTAATCAATTTGCGTTCTTTTTTGAAAGTTTACTCAGACAAGTCGAAGAGCCAAAAACACCTTTTTCAGAAAGCTTACTTTGGCTATCGCCGTGCCTATTTATGCTACATCAAGCTTATACTCTTGATGAATTTATACTTAAAGCAGTTTCCCTAATTTTAACCATTTTTTTTGCCTTCTTATTCGTACTTGCACTCGGAGCTGCTATAGCCGATAGCGCACTTGCGAAGAAGAAAATTAAGATATCCGTTGCTCTTATTCTGTTACTACTACTGGTATTCGGATTAAGCTATGCTTTTCATAGCACTGAAATATTACTATTCTTGCCATTAATTTTCATGCTTTCATATACAAATTATCTACGTGTTAACTACTTAGCAAAAAGTAATCAATCCGGCAAGAATAGAGCTGGTTACAAAGGAAAGATTACTAAAGTTTCACATAAGCTATTTCCCGTTAACCTCGCTAATCCAATTAAAAACACTTACTTTACAACATCCCTTTTAACGTTTTCCGTCTTAATTATTTTTATTTTCTATGCCAAGAGCCTCTTGCCTCTACCAGATACAATCTCAGGTTTGTATACAGTTAGTCTTACAATATACACCTTCATATTAGGCATAATAATAGCATTTGCCATTCTAATATTACGTCCCCGAGTTAATAAGAAACATACTAAAGACATACGTAGAGCTTTACTGGGGCTAGCCCAAATGTGCTTAGTATTTATTCTAACTTCGCTCCTTGGAATACTAATAGGTATAGATATAGACAGCTCCATCTTCGCTGCAGGAACAACACTAAGTAATATTTTTAGTTCTCAGAAAATATTATCATTGCTTCAAGTTTTTGTTTTTGAGTTCATCCTCCTGTCGTTTCCTCCTGCCTTTATGTATCTTTATGCGATGCTGAAAGGTTTCCTATATCCGAGTGAATAATTAGTGGCATTCGTAATGAATATCAATCTCACTAATCTGGTAACCGCGCAAAGTTTTTTACCTCGTGTCTAGTTCCCTCCACTTTTTCCTTTGCTTGCCCTGTCCCTTAATCCACTTCTTGCCCCAGAAGAGATGACCATTTAGGTAGCCGAAGGTGTAGACTGCCCATAATATAGCAAGTGTCCACAAAGGTAGATTAAAGGATATTCCCAGCCAGCAGGCCAGCACGCCCAGACCAAACCAGATAGTCTGCATTACCCACTCTGCTTCGTGCCAGACATCTCTTATAATCCAAGTCCATTTGCGGCCGCCTATCCTTGCCCAGAGTGCTTTATAGATGTTTATCGCCATTATCTCTCCTAGGTTCAACTCGGTATCTTTCCTTGTCTAAGGTCCGTAGTCAGTTGATTTAGAGACGATGGGGTAGTAGGGTTTATACATGGTACGGACTCTGACGCGGTTTCTCCTGCCCAATCTCTTTAGCTCATCCTTAAAAAACCTCAACTTCTCGTTCCCCCAGGCTAGGAACTCCCTGGGGGTCATGGTACCACCGACATTGACCCGGTTGATGGCGTAGACAGCCCACTCAACAGCGGCATAGCCACCGGCTCCAGCAACAACTAGGTCCTCAAGGTAAGAGGGAATGGTAGAATTTTCGGCACCGATGGTATGGAGCTTACCGTAGTAGATATAGGCGTTCGAGCCATCGGGGACTTCCTCACCCAGCAGGGTTATGGTGTCTCCCCACAGGATAAACCGCTGGAATCGTTTGGGAAAATTATCCACCGGGTATTCTACAGCTTGAATCATAATGCGGTCGCTTAAGCTAGATGTATCAATGTCTCTAGAGTCGAGGGTGGTGGCTTTGGTTGCCTTCTGTTCATTGGGGATAGCCTCAGATAACTCCCTGACGGCATGAGTGATGTGTCTATCTAGCTCATCATTAGTCCAGCGGTAGTTAGCCTCATCTTCATCTCTGAGGTCGCGCCTGACTATAGCCCTCATTTCGCTTAGATTCATCGCTTATCTCCTTAACTTGGCTAATGCTTTTAAGAACTTGACAACCTGAGGAACTGTAAAGCCTTCATCATTATTTAGGGCGGAGAGTTTAGCGACTATTGTCTCCGCCTCCTCCCTCTCCAGCTCCTCATCAGACACCTCATAGGGAATATTCTCTGTTGCTATCAGGTTACCGTTATTATCGTAAGTTTCAATTGTTTCATATCTTATTTCTGGCATTTCTTCCTCCTAATCCAAGCTACTGGGGCGTAAGGCAATGAATGGCACTCTTTGAGTTTGCAGCATTAAAGAACCCCCCGTTGTAAGTGGGTCTGGTAAAGCACCGTAGGCTTGCGCCACATCCCAACCAACGTAATAACTGGAGTAGTTATTGGCCAGAACACCTAGTAGTTTGCTAATAACCAAAGCCTGCTCAATCTGTGGAGCCCCATCACTGACAACTGCCAGCCAGTAAAGTCCTTGAGATAGTTGTTGGTCTATGACTATCTCTTTAACTCCAGTAATCCCACAATCTATGGTGCCACAATCCAGCACTAGTGCTCCTGGGTACATATTTGTGCCATTGCGGTAGATACCGAGGCGGGCTGATTTACCAGCAGCGGCAACTTTGATTTCAGTAGCTATCCTATCTACTGTAAGTGTTCTTGCAGCAAGGTAAGGGGTAGCATAAAGATGGTCAGTAACTAATGTTTTAACGCTTGTATCCAGATTAACCAGAACATTAGAATACTGCCCCGTTATAATCTCCTCAAACGGGTTTCTGGTATGAGCATCAAGGTCAGCTACGTGTTCAGCCAGTTGTCCTTCCAGTAATTCTCCAGCTAGTTTAAGCATGTTTTCACCTCCTAGTTTAGGGCATAGTCTGCTGACAGGGAGAATGATGTCCCTGAGAAAGCAGTTACCTTAAGGAATATGATAGCCCCTCTTGAGTCGACCACCAGGGCATGTTGTCCGGTAGCGGTAAAGGTTCTCGTGCTACCGCCAAACCATTTTTCTTGCCTCGGGTTCCAGAAAAGAACCTGAGTCTCAAGGCTGGCAAAGTCATTACCAGAGATGGTGATGTCAAAACGGCACTCCTTATATCCTCGGCTATCAACAGCACCCGAGGTATCGGCTGGGTCGGTAGCGTCAACGCTTGTAACATTACTCCGGTGGAGCTTGGGTTGTGTTGTGTAAACTTCTGCCATAATTTACCTCCTTGTTTGGAGAGGGGCCAAGCCCCTCTCCATCGGTTTACTTTAATCCTGAACCCCGATTAAAGCGGCTGCCTTAATCGAGCTAAACAAAGCTAGAGCCACATACCACTTAACCCTGGTTCGGGAAGCGTCCTTGTTCTCCAGTGAACCAATCGGCTCCGCCTGTAAGAAACCAGGACTGGTTAGGCCAGAAAGGGCACCTTCCCCAAACTGAATGGCATAGATGGTGGAGCAGGTACCGCCAGTGGTGGCTGTCTCCAGACCATCAACCAGGACGTGGGTATCAAGTATCCAGCCATTGACGCCAATAGGAATACCATCCCACAACTGGATGAAGTTACCCCAGGTATCCCGGTCGGTATCCATCATCCCCCCAGCTGCTCTAACCAGAGCATTAATCTTGCGCCTTGAGCGGCGGCTCATTAGCAGCATGTCAGGCTTGCCACCCTTTACGGCATCGATAAGCTCGTCCAGTTTATTCAGGGTCAGAGTGGCCCCAGTATCCCCCATAGCTATCACCTGGTCACTGGCAGTAGCCGTGTCAATGAGTTCCATTAGGCCATCAAACTGCTTGGCATTTTCGCCTGAGTCCCCGTAGATAAAGGTATCCTCAAACTTGTCCCGAAGTGCCTTGGCCTTGAGCTCAATAACGGCGGCTTCTAAGTCCTGGACATTACTCCGGGTTGCCTTAAGGAAATTATCAACATCGGCATCACCACCCATAATCTTCAGGTTGGCTGTTTTCTGTTCAAAGGTTGGGGTAGACTCAGCCCAGGTGTCACCCACATCGTAGAAATCGATGCTAGGCAAGGTCTTTTCTTGGTTATAAGTTAAGCCATTGCCTACGATTTCAATGAAGGGGAGGCGCTGCAGGATAGGTGAGTCCTTAACGATGGTCTCCACCACCCCCTGTAGTAACACATCATTGGATAATTTAGATGCTTCAGCTAAAGTTAACGCCATAATTAACCTCCTTCAGAGGAAATCCTAAATTCGAATTTCTAAATCCTAAAATTTCCTTATTGTTTAGGATTTAGAGTTTAGGATTTCGTGTTTTATTGTTTACCTCCTATTGCGTATTGAATCTTTTCCCTTGGGGATAGAGCTGATAGGTCAGGTGCTGTCCTCTCCGGGGCACCAATCGGCACCCTAGCCAATGAAATCTCGGCCTCCATACCCTTCCTTATCTTGGTAACAAGCTCCTTGGCTGATGCCAGAGAATCAGTTATCGCCTCAATACTATCTCCGGTAACCAGCTCCTCAGGGACATCGGGATTAGACTGAATCACTAGCGCCTTATAGCTGGCCACCGCCTGATTAAGACTCTCATTGAGTTTATTCAGGTTGTCATCGGACTCAGCCACCGCCTGCTTCAGGGCAGCGATTTCACTCTCCAAACCGGCTACTGCCTGCTCTAGTTCCGAGATACGGGTATCTCTTGAAGCCAGCTCTTGGTCTTTCTGAGCGATTAAGTTCTCAAGCTCAGCAATCCTTTCCCTGGACGCTTCACTCTGGCCCAGCTCACCCTCCGGTGGATTCTGGACGTTAGATTCTGCCGGGTTTAGTTCGTTATTATCTGGCACTTTCCGTCCTCCTTTTTTCGTCGTCCTTACCAAGTCTGTTAATTAACTTCGCTGGCTCATAGATAAGCATCAGGCCGAAGATTCCTCAACCATTTCATTCCGCCTATTATAGACTGCTGTCCGGATGAGCCTCTTTCTACGAACCTTTTGTAGCAAAGGGTGAAGCTCAAGCTCCATGGCTACCCCGGATAAATCCCTCTCGGCACCACCAAAGGCAGCCCGGGGTGATTCTGAGATATCATGCAGGGTTCGATATAGCAAATTGATATAGTCTATATGCAGCCTAACTCCACCACCCTGAAGCAAATCAAGTAGATATGCTTTGGCATCCTCAGGTATGTTCCATACTGCCCCCGGCCTAACCGCAATATCCTCTGACTCCTCAACATTCTCCAGAACAGCAATGGGGTTACCGGATAACTCCAGTATCCGGGATAGCTGGCTCATTGCTCGATTCAACTCTCTCTGCGACTCCATAATCTGGGTTAGGTCGGAAATACCCCAGAATTTCTTGGGCTCTCTCAGGTTGGGATAGATGATAAATGGTATTCCGTAAGGATTGGGCTTCTTCTCCTGGAGAACATTATCCAGGTAAAGCTCAAAATCCCATTCTGTCCAGACCTCAACGATGGTAGCTGTCTTAGCCTTGGGCTTTACCTTATACAGGAGCTCAGTTTCCTCGGCGCTGAGAGAGTATTTAGACGCTACCCGCCATACTCTGGAAGCGTCATCCCCCAACCACCAGGCATATATCCCCTGAATATCGGGGGCAGTAACCCTGACCCGCTGTGTCTCCTGGTCCCAGATAACCTTGTAGCAAGCGTCAGCGAGGATGGCGCAATCTATCTCTGTCTCCAGGTCAAGCTGCTCCAGGTTATTGCTTTCATATACCTGATATAGGGCGGCCTCCGCCCTCTGGGCTACTGCCTGTGCCTCGTCAGAGTCCTCGACAGCATCAACGGCAAAGTTAACCCCAGACATAAGGTAGCTGGTAACCTTGTCCACAAATACCTTGGCGTAGTTAAAGGTCAGGCGTTTCTCTCCCCGCCTGTCTCTACCCTCCCAGTGCTTACCCTGGTAGAAATCCAGTAACTCCTTATACTTTCTGATTCGGTCTAAATCACGGTGGATTAACTGCATAGGAATAGAAGTCTCATTCATTTTTCACCCTCTTTAATGCTCTCTGTATTGTTCTCTGGCTGACACCAAACATTATTGCCAGTTCCCTTAGCCCTCTGCCCTCAGTAGCGAACAGTCGCTTTATTTCCCCCGCCCGCAATTTCTTTAACCAGTGTTGCCTGCCTCTGGGCTGCTCATAGATACACTGGGGAAACGGGCAGTTAAGGCAGGAGCTGGCAAATTCACAACCATCGTCTTGATAGCGACAATGCTCCGGTGGTAAATCCAATTCATCATCTCTCGGTCCTAACTCCATAATTTGCCTCGTAGAAACCTTACGCTGTCATGATAGCACATATGTTCTAAACAGGTCAATGGGATTTTGTCGCCTTTTTTAACCTTGACACTAAGCGCCAGTATTTGGTATCTTATCTCTTTAGAAAGGCCTAACCTTTCAGCCCTTTTTTCGTTATATTATTATGGACTTGACAAAAATAACCATTGATGTTATTATTGCTTTGATAAAGCAATATGGTACCTTTGGATAACTATTTTAATGTGAACGAAGCCGGTCACCGTCTTAGGGTTCATCCGGAGACGGTAAAACGGCTGTGCCGGCAGGGAGATTTACCGGCGATAAAGATTCATAATACCTGGCTAATTACTAAGGAAGTTCTGGATAGCTTCGCTGGAACCTATGTCCCTCAGCGCGGTGCCAGAAAAAAACTTATATAAGAAAGGGACATCAACAGTGGGGTAAAGCCCCACTCAATAAGAATCATCTCCCCATAAGGGAGAACAAAAGGAGGTTGCTAAATGAAAAGTAATAAATTCTTCCGTATCCTGGCTATGGCTGTTATCCTGTCCCTGCTGGTGGTGGCTCTTCCAGCGTCACCAGCTCTGGCGGCCTATGACTATGACATTGACCTCGACCCTGACGATGGTGAAATCGGCGACTCTTTTTATGTGGAAGGCGATGATTGGCCGCCAAGTACGAATGTGGGCGAAATTACTGAAGATATTGAAGAGGTTGATATCTATTTCTCCAGTGAGGAAGCTGATACGGGTGATGACATTGACACTGAGGTTGAAAACTACGAGAAGCTGAAGACAGGCTATGACGTTGAGGAGGATGGTGACTTTAGGGTTAAAGTAAAGGTGCCCGATGAACTCACTGATGGTGAAGATGATGAAGTTGTGCGCGGCGGCACTTATTATGTCTATGTTACCATGAAAGGTTCCGACCGCATCAGGGGTGTTGCCGAATTCACCGTTATTGCCGCTGAGATTGAGCTGGATACTGAGGAGGGTACGGTCGGCACCGAGGTTGAGATTACCGGCGTTGACTTCGACGGTAATAAGGATATCACAGTAGAATACGATGGTGATACGGTTGATATAGAAAGTGGTGATGATGACACCAATAGCTCCGGTAATTTTGAAGCCACCATTCTTATCCCGGAAAGCGCCGCCGGTGAGCGCACCATAAAGGTTACTGATGAATCTGACAATGAAGCCGAGGCAGTGTTTACCGTAGAGCCAGAAATGACCATTAACCCTACATCAGGAACCGCTGGTGAACAGGCCACTGTTAACGGCACCGGCTTTGCCTATAGGGAAGATGTTTCCATCAAGCTTGATGGCGATGAGGTGGCCACCGGCGACACCAATGCAGATGGCAGTTTCACCATTCGCTTTGATGTGCCCACTGTCGGACCAGGCACCTATACTGTTGAGGCTGAGGATGATGAGGGTAACTCGGCTGAGGCCGACTTTACCGTCGCTGCTGATGTCAGCATCAGCCCGGTTACCAGCCAGACCTCACCTGGTTATGTCGGCATGGACGTGACTATTAGCGGCGCCGGCTTTATACCTAATACTACGTTAACCATCACCTATGCCAGTACGCCGGTTGTGTTTACTACTACCAGTGGCGC